ATATGTGATCGTCTGTGATCTCTTGTATTCCAGAAGTAGATTCATTTGCTTCAATCTTCAATCTGTATTTGCCATCTGTGTATGGCATGAAACCCCTACAGCTTTGCAAGAGTTTTTTGGTGTTGTTCAACACACTATCACTGGTTGATATCACTGTGTTGCAAGTCAAGAAGACTGCACTACCCAATGATCCACCAAATGATTTTGATATGTCGCAAGTATCAGCCGCCGCTTTAAATTCAGCGAAAGAAATTCTGTTGTTGTTGAGTCCTTTTCCGTATCTTGGATTCCTTAGATAGTCCATTAAACAATCTGCCGGATTATCTGAGAAAGCAAATGAACCTGTAGTTGATTCATATGTGCTTGTGTTTGTTGATGTGTCATCACTGGCACTATAACTGCCACTGAGTAAAACTTTTTTACCTTTGATTACTACCTGTATGGTTGGTATGCCAGACTATGGATTGAATGCTGTCTGATTACCATTGCTGTCAAATTCTGCTTTGACCCATTCAAACCTACAAGCCACATATGCAACACCTTGTAGTCTGTGTGCGTCTGTCCAACCAGTTGCTTCTTTCAACAATGAACTTGCTGTTTGTGTGTCTGTGCCTGTGAAGAATTGAAACTTTGCTCTGGCTGACCCATTTACAAAATATGAACTTGTTTCTCCAGCGGCATTGTTTTTTAATATTGATCTTGTACCACCTGTCGCAAAACTGTCCAGTGTTTGTTCTTCATCGTTGATGAATAATCTTGTGAATGAATCTATCTCACCTTCTGCCACTGCCAATGCAACATATAGATATTTGTTTTGATCACCACCACCTACCACGAACACCCTAGTACCACCAATTTTTTTCTCTCCGTATACCACAGGTATGTTGGCAACATTGGATTGTTTGTTTACCAATATGCCTTGCTGTGTTGAATCAAAATCTTCTGGTGATGGCATCTCCGGCACATCAAAGCTCATGCCAAATAGTCCCAAGAATCCTTCAGTTATGTTCAATATTGGTTTTACAACTGCCGTGACCACTTTCTCTACCACTTTGACCACGCTCTTGACCACTCTCTTTACAGCTCTGAATATTTTCTTAAAAAATCCCATTAGCTTCTAGGCCCCCATTGTATGTCACCAATCATGGCACTGGCAAAGTCAAAACCTTTGTCATTTGTGAACTTCACTGTTGAATTGTATTGTGTTGTGGTTGCTTGACTGGCTGTGTTTGTGAATCTTCCTGTTTTCTTTTCAAAGTCCGCCCAGTGTGATGCCACAGTGATTGACACTTTGGCTGAATCACCGCCTTCTTCTATTGAGAAGTCTTTGATGTTGCCATCATATAACAAGAAACTGTTTGATCCACTGGGTGCTGTGTATGAAGTTTCAAAGAAGCCCCTGTATATCACCACCCTCTTGTTGATCAATTCTGTTGTTTCTATTATACCATTGATGAAACTTGGATCAACTGAACTTAAAGTCAAAGTCAAACCACCTACTTTTATGGCAGTGGATTCATTGGTGCTTGAAAGTCCCAACAACGATCCTAGTGGATCATAATCTTGTGCTGAACTTTGTGTTATGCTTTGGTAATTGATTGTGTGTATGTGATCTGTCAAGAATAGGTTGTCTGTTTTGTTTGCAGAGCCATCATCTATCAACAGATCAATGAGATGATAACATTGGATTGCGTCTTTGTTCAATAAGCCACTAGCACCATCGCTGTTATAAAAAGCTGAACCTAATCTTGCCATGTTATATTGCCTCTAATGCTGTGAAACTTATTCTAGTATATCCGTCTGCTCCTTGTGAATATGTTATGTTGTCATCAGCCAATCTACAAGTCATTTGATTTGATGAACCAGACTTGATAGTGTGTGAATTTGTAACTGCTGTCTGTAAGAAAGGTTCAAATGTCAATGTTGTACCACTACAACTTATCACCTGATACATTTTAGTATGGTTTGAAAATATAAAATATTCACCTGGTGCGAATTCATTGCTACCAGTGGTTGTCACAGATGTTGCACCAACACTGGCAGATCCAGGCATGGCTTCTCCAGCATCTGTTCTGCCAGTTATTCTTTTATTTGTAAATGGTTTTGTTGCTATTGTGAATGTGTTCACACCACCTCTCAAACTTGTTAATTTTGCTTTTACCTGTTCAAAGTCTTCTGCTATCAAAGGTGGAAAGTTCAATGTCACCACATAATAACTTGTACCAAAACTTCTAACCTGTTGTCTACCACTCAATGATGTTGTTCTCACAGTTCTTTGATTTAGATCCACTTCAACACTTGCTGGTGTCACAGTGACTGAATCTCCTGCTACATTGGTGTATGTCAATGGAAAGTCTGCCATATTATACTATACTCCTTCTACCACTATCATTCACTGCTTCATTCACAATTGATATGATGGCTGATCTGTTTTCTGCTAATGTGTCTTGGAAACTACTACCATCTATCGCTTCAACATTGAAGTTGATCACTACACCACCTCCACCAGGTTTGTTGTCAATCATACCGCCTCCTGCAGGTGCTCTAAACAATTCAGGTCCTGCTTCACCAACCATATATGTCTGTCCTGCACCAACTGGTCCACCCATTTGTCTTCCTGAATATGATTGTGATCTTATGGCATTTACTCTGGCAAATCCTGCCGCCACTGCCGCCGCGGCCGCGGCCACACCCAATGCTGGTCCAACAAATGGTATTGGTGCCAATGCTCTAAATGCCGCCGCCGCTGAAGCATATGTGTCAATCAATGCTTGTGATATAGCAAATGCTTTGTAAGCCTGGAATGCTTGTTTGTTTACTTTGCCCAATTCTCTAAATGAATCTGTTGCTGATCCTAATATGAATTGTGCTTTTTCTAACTGTGTTTTCTTTTCAAAGTCTGCCAAAGATTCTGCATTTTCTTTTGACATACCTTGTATCTGTAGTTCTTTGATTCTTCTTTCTCTGGCTAGGTCAATGATCTTGTTATCGCTGTCAAATATGATCTGTCGTCTTCTTCTTTGATATTCATCTTCTGTGATCAATGCTCTTCTTTTAAATTCTTCTAGATCTTCTAATCTTTGATCTAATGCTCTCTTTTCTTTTTGTGTTGGTGTCAATGCCTTTTCAAAAAGTTTTTCATCAGATAGATCTTTCAATGCTTTTTTGTAGTTTGCAATTGATTCTCGAGATAATTTTTCAAACAATGATATCTGTTCTACCAATATCGGGTGTGCCTTGATGAATCCCATATCAAATGGTGGCACATTCGACCTAGCCTCATAGAATGATTCTTGTGCTTCTGTTAGTTCTACTATTCTTGTTTTGGTGTCTTCAACCTGTTGTGCTAGTTTATGATATTCATCTGTGCCATATTCTGTTTCTCTCAAGAGTTGTTGCTGTATGTCTAACAAGTTGTTTAACTTGTCAATTTCGAATGTTAATCCTCTTACGAAGTTTAATCCTTCATCTTGTAGTGTTGAAAATGCCGCTTCACTGCTGTCTTTGAGTTTGCTAAATTCATTGTTGATCCTGTCTATACCTTGCACCATTGTGTCCGCAGGATCAGGCGGAGCAGAGAACATATCAAATAGTTTGTCCAGTCCTCCTGTTATTTCTGCTATTGCTACACCAGCCGCTACCAACAAGCCAATGATGTTTTTTCTCATCGCTTTGGAGAATCTCACAGCACCCAATGAAGCCAATCTAAATGCCGATGCCAATCTCATAAATGCTTTGGCGGCCGCAAATCCAATTGCACCCATACCCAATGCTTTTAATATGGCGAAGTTTTCTGCTAGGAAGCCAACTGCCGCGGCTGTACCATTAATGGCACTACCTAATGCTTGACCAATTGATAAGAATAGTTCTTCATTTGATTCAAGTGCCGCTGTTAGATCATTTGTTAGATCTTTGATTGCCGGTGATAGTCCTTCACCAATTTGATCTTGTGCTGTCCTAAAAGCAATACCTAAGTTTGAGAACTGTACATTTAGATTACCTAGTAAGTTTTCTGTTGCACCACCAAATTCTTCTTTGATACCTTTTGCAAATGCTTCGGTTATCTTTCTGGCACCTTCCGCTGTCTTACCAAATTCAGATATCTGATCCCTGCTAAGGCCTAGTTCTTTTTTTAATATTCTTAATACAGGTACACCTCTGTCTCCCAATCTTTCAATCTCTTCCAGACCCAAACCACCGCCAACTGTTCTGGCAAACAAGTCTGTGACCGCTTCCAAAGATCCAACTTGGTCTGTGGTAATGGCCGCTGTGTCTGTGAATGTTGTTAGTAGTTCTTCTGTGGGTTCAATACCTGCCGCTTTCAGTTTAATGAAAGCAGTTGAAAGATCTTCAACTGAGAACTGCGTTCTTGTGGAGAATTTAGTGATGAAGTCAAATGCTTTACCACCCGCTTCAGCACTACCAGTCACTGATGTAAGTGATGTTCTAAGGTCTTCAAATCTGGCCCTAGTTGCAATTACACCTCTAGCGAACGCACCTGTACCTAATGCCGCACCAATACCAACTAAAGTTTTCTGTAGTGTGCTAAAACTGTTGCCAAGGCTCTTAGAAGATTGTTCAACTCCTTTTAAGTTGTTTCTTACACCTCT